TATGGAAAAAGCATGGCTCAGAGTAATTATCCCATTTATCAATATTTTCTCTTGCCCAACAATTTATCTCTTGTGCTGATACATCTGCATAGTCCAAAAGATCACTAACCTGCTGCTGAACTTTTATCATATTTGCCTGGGCAGCATCACCCACAGAATAAAAGTAATACAACAGTTGCTCACACTTAATGTATGGAAAAGCCTCTCTTCTCATTTTAAACATTCTGTCATAGACACCAAAAACACCGTTGCTATCTGGGAATGTGTTTGTTAGATCATCTATTTGTGTAGGCAAAGTAGGGAAAAAGTATGTTGTTCCAAATGTCTCAGGTCCACCAATAGAGTTATCTCGATCAAAGTTTGGACTTATCTTTGATGCTAAGTAAGCATTAATAATTGTTGGTGGATGATGAATGGTAGCCATTATGCACCTACTCCTGCATTAGCAACCCATGTATATCCAACTGAAAGGCCTTTGCTTCTTCCTCTTGTTTTACCTGCTCTTAAATTTTTCTTATACACTACTGGGTTTTCAAGATATTGTGCAACTCCACTGGTTCTCAAAAATGATTGTGAAAAATATTTATTAAAAAATAGATCCATAGTTTTTTCAAATCCACCCTGTGCTTCAACTCCTCCAGGGTTAGTAACCTTAATTGGTTTTTTCGTAAAGACCATTTCGCCGTCTTCTTCAAAAGCCAGAACATCTGAGTTCCTTGGCTTGATCAATACAGAAACCCCACTTTCAATAATTCTTGCTTTGTCATAAAAAGGTGTCTTTGACCCATCTTGAATTGATTCTGATTGACGAAAAGATGATTTAAATGATAACCCAATGTTACTGGTTGTAAACGATATGTCGTACAGTCTTGCAGCAGGGCTGCCTGTTCGATTCCATTCATAGATGTGGTGTAGCATTTCTGGATTTACTCTAGCATTTGAGTCTACGAACTGCTTCATTATTTCTACTGTCTGTACTCCTAAAGACTTTAGGAATGGGGTTTTTCCTTTTTGAACACCGTCCAAGAAACCAAAAGAATACCTCATAATATTATTCATTTCTTTTTTAAACTTCTTAGAATTGTATACTGGTTTCATAGGTCACCTGATTGATTTTCTGATCTTCTAATAACTAACTTAAATGACTCTACAACTCCGAAAGGACCCACGAATGGTTCACAGGTTGCTATTTCAAAAAGAGTTGGCTTTCCAGATCTAACTCCAGAGGTTTCTATGTATATTAGATTTCCTTCTTGGTCTTTTATATCTGTTATTAATATGTTTGTTAATGCATTCTTGCTATCTCTTGAAGATATTCTTATGTCTGATTTTGTTCTTCCGACCAAGAGTGAGTTCTGAGTAATGTTAACATTTGGCTTTACATCTTCTTTGAATGCTGACCCACCTGATGAAAAACTACATGCAAAGGTTCTATCTAAAACCCATTGCTTTTTAATTGCTCCGAAGTCACCCTGCTCAATGATTGGGTGATAAAGAGAGGCTTGCATTGGAAACATAAAGTCTGGAGTTTCGCAAACTGTCATTACAACACCCCAAGTTTTGTAATAGACTTAGCATACTTAGAAAGTATCTTGTCTACAATTATATTTCCTGTTCCTTCGAAAAGACCCTTATCAAACTGAATTCTGTATTGATCTGTGTTGTAAGAAGAAATAAATCTCTTGTAATAATCTAACTTTCCACACTCTAAATCGTGGACTAGCATCTCTGTTGCTCTGATAATGTCTGATGGAACTGTTGTATATCCATACTCAACAGTTATTAGGTAGTCCCATGTTTTGCCAAACCCTCTATATACAAACTGTGGGTCCAAAGAATCCGATGCTGCTGCTGGTAAAACTAGTGGAGAAGACTCTGCACGATTGATGTTATCAGAAGACTTTTCGATAATCGCCGTCTTGTCTGATGATACTTCGTATTGTCTATCTTCTACTAACTTATTGTTTTCATATACCGCTAAAACTTTTTTAACATCGTCCCAAATTGGAAGATAGTCGGCACCTGTTCCTGTAAAATGTAAAACCTTTTTCTTATAATAAAATCCTTCTGGGATTATTGAGTCAATAATTGCTCTGGCAATTTCCTCATTTAGCGCATAGGCTGCGATGTCTGATGCTGTTGTTGCTTTTGTTGATGGATCAATATATGGTCTAACTATCTCGTATGTTTCATCCTGTAAAATTTGCTCATCTGATGTTCCAAGATCTTTAACAATCTCAACTCTGTATGAAGAGTCGTACTTTCCTGGCAAAGAAATTTCTAGGACTTCTCCAGAAGAAGACTCTGTAAAGGTTGATGTTGAAATTGAAAGGTCCGCCATATCCGTTATGGTAACAGTTATATCTGCATCTACAATCCCCGCAGGAATTACAAAATTAGCAGGTACTTCTGCATATGGCGAAACTCTCAATATCTCCATGCTAAATTACCTTACAACCTTTTGTACTTCTTCGGTTGTTGCTAAGCGAACATGTGCACGAGTTAGCCACTTGTCTGCTTGGTCTTTTGTTACAATATTAACGCCTCTGTATACGGCTCCACCTGCTTCTTCCCAACGAACATTGCTTGTTGAGTAGATAGCGACCTTGTCTCCAAGATCCTTTGCTGGCTTAATATCTTTCTTTGGACCATCTGCTGCCATTGATCCAATAGCACCTGTTTCTGTAAATCCTAGTGACTGAACTGGCTCTTCTGCTGGTGGTGCTTCGACAACTGGTGATTCGACTGCTACCTCAACTGGTGCCTCAACTACTGGCTCTACGACTGGCTCTACTACTGGCTCTGCTACTGGCTCTGCTGGTGTCTCGACCACTGGGGCTTCAACGTGTGCTGGCTCTTCTACATTTTCTACTGAAAACGGCTTGTTGTAATCATTATTTTCCATTGTATCCTCCTTGTTTGTATTATATCATTAAAGTATTAAGGGGGACAGGAGAGTGAACTCCCGCCCCCCATTAAAGGTACTGTTACAGATTACTCATCTGCTGCAGCGTCAGCGAATGCAATTGCATCCTCTTCTTCCCAGTTGATACCGAAGCGAACGAATACAGTGTATTCAATTGTATCCTTCTTCGCTACGTACTCACGGTTTACAGTGATATCTCTCTGGAATCCCCATACACGGTTTGCAGGGAATGTCAAATCGATATAGCCTGCTGGGTAGTAAGGAACTTCCTGAACTTCAATTCCGAGAACACGTGTTGTACGTGCTCCACCGAATGTCTGTCCGATACCATCAAGGTATGACTGGCGGTTTGCCTGGGTTGATCCTGGGACCTGTCCAGCAAATGCTTCTGCTACTGCATCAGCAAGTGTACCGTTGTTCTTAACGATTCCACCGAATGCATCTGTACCTGCGTAGAACTTAAGATTGTTCTTAAGTGCACGGTACTTACGTGGCATTGCATTGATGATGCCCTGCATTACATCAGGTGTCCAAGCATTATCTGCTACGGTCACTACTGACTCATGTGCATCTCCGTTTGTCTTTACCTTGTTGATAAAGCCTGGCATGATTGACAAGAATGCTCCTGTTGCACCATCACCATTGATAGCGAGATCTTCGATATCATTTGCGAATGCGTTGGTCATCAAGCGTACCAAGTGATCTTCTAGAGCGTCACCTTCTACACCATCTTCCAATGATTCTGCTGTTACTTCCCAATCAAGACGAATCTTCTTGGTAGTAAGTTCGACCTTAGAGAATGTTGCACCTGTGTTTGTGTAGTTACCAACTGCTTGCGCTGCTGCACGAATTACACGCTCACCGACGTTTACCTTCTCAAGTTCCATTGAGTTAGCCTTCATTGTTACACGACGGCCATCCTTTGCTAATACTGTTGCATCCCAAACATAGTCGATAAAACGACGTGCCTGCTCAGGGCGCAAAATTCCAGAAGCGGCTGAACCACTAGGGTTAACAGCGTTTGCTCCGCTTGTTGATCCAAGAGTTGCTGTTGGAATATTTCCCAGTGTGTCTGCTCCTGGGTTTGATACTCCACCAATTCCACCTGATGCGAAAGCACCTTGACCCTGGTAAAGTCCTGGTGTTGTTCCACCTAGATCTCCCGCAGCGCCTGGCTGGTTTTTGATTATTTCTTCTGACATATTGTCACCTCCTAGTGATTTGTTCATTTGAATAGATCGGCTGTTTTGAGGAAACTACCGCCCCATAGGGATTTTTCAACCGTTTCAGGTTGATTCTGAAAGATATCGCCGATATCTCCAGACTTTCGGAATGCGGTGTCTGCTTCCACAGCGTCTACTCGTTTTCCAAATTCATTAAACTCATTTGATACTGCTGCAATATCTTTTGCAACTGCTGCAAATGAATCCTTTACTGTATCAACATCGACCTTTGAAGACTTAAGAAGTTCTACTTCTGCTTGCAAAGACTTTACTGTTGACACTAGATCGCTAAAGGCTGATTCTAGAGTATTTTTCATTTCAGTAACTGCTTCTGCAATTACCTCTTCTGACTTAGATACTTCTACAACTGCTTCTGTTACTGCCTCGACTGCTTCAGCATCTTCTGCTTTTACAATCTCTTCTGCTACAACTTCATCAGTCTTGACAACATCTGCTGTCTCAACCTCTTCTGCCTTAGCAACTTCCTCAGTAACTTCTGCAACTGATGCATCTGCCTCTGGAGCGACCACAACATCTTCAACTACATCTGTCTTTTCAACTTGTGTTTTTGATTTTGTCATAGGTTGTACCTCCTTGTTAATCTTAGAAGTATTAATGCCTTTAGCACTATCAACTAAGAATTTTATCATGTCTGTCTTTTCATTATCTGTTTTTTCAACGAAACCTATATTTTCCATTTGCTCACCAGTAGTTGGGCTTACCTCTGACTCATTTTCTGAAACCATTACGAGACCTGATTCCTTATCATAAAAAACATTCTCTAAAACTGTTTCGTCACCCTTAATAACATTTACTCCGTCAACTTTTTCAACAGATACAATGTTTGCAAATTGATTTGCTGGGGAATCTACAAGACTCAACTCAATCAAATCATATTGCTTAATAATTCTAATTGCCTTGTCTGACTTCTCGTCAAACCCTTCATCCCACTTGTTCATACGTCCACCAATAGAAAAACCAGTTAGTGTTCCGTCTAGAACTTTTTCCCAAGTATCTTGTGCACCCTTTGAAACATATGCTGATACAAATACTCCGTTATAAAACTTCTTTGAGTCTGGATCAAAATACTTATCTGCTTTGAATGAAACCATCTTGCCTACTGCTAATGGCTGATGCATTTCTCTAATGTTCCCTCGGAATTTTGCAAACGCATCCATTGATGCTTCTGCTGTTACAATGTCATCTTGCTTGTCAACATTGTCTAAAGATGCAAATCCTGAAACGATTCTACGCTCCTTGTCCACCTTAGTAAGTGGCATGGAAAGACGTAAATTTTCCCCATCTGAGTTCCAATGGGCCTTGGATATATTGCTCACCATTATATTATACCCTCCATTTTATATAAGTATCACATTGTGGACAAATTGGACATTAAGGAGTTTTTCTTCCTTCACCTTTTGGGTTTCGTCCAGCGACAGTCGATGAACTGTCAGAATTATTATTTGTTCTTTCGGCGTCTCTTGCTCTTGTCGTGGTTGCCTCTGCTGCTGCTTCTGGCTTAAGGTCTAGGACCTCATCTCCACCGTCTCTCTGTGGCATATCCAAAACAACTCTTGCTTCGTTAGGAGTCATGATCTGATTCTTAACGTAACGCTCAAGAATTTGAGACTGGGCAATCTCATCTGTCAGTGTCAACTCGTTAAATACAAACTCAATGATATCTGTCTTTTCACGAATAATCTTGTTGATCATTTTTTCAAGTTGTCTCTGTGCTGGTCTTGCAACCTGCTCCTTAAAGGTACGATCCTGTGCAAGTGCTGCTGCTATAGATCCAGAATCGCCACCTCCAAGTTTAGACAGTGGTACCTGATGTGCTACCAGGATGTCATCACGGTTTTGCTTACGATACTCTTTAAATGAGCCGTCCTGTATACCGTCTTCGATGGGCTCCATCTTGAATTCGACTTTGTTATTTTCGCTATCACCTGGAAGTGGAATATATAGCGTTCTGTGTGACTGCCCTCTGAGATTTGTCTGCAAGAATCGGAACATCTTATCTTCTGCATCTCCAGAAAGTTTTGCACCCTTTAGTGTTACAACGTAGCGTGGGACTGCCTTGTTTGCAAAGTAGTCAATATTGTATTGTGAAGCAAGTGAGTCTCCGTGTAGTGAGTTGATAGCCGACATGATGTCTGGCACTCCGTAGAATGTGTTGAGAGGTGAGTACTGCTTAAAGTGAATAATCTCGTTTGGTCTAGCATCTGTTGTTAGTGGGTTTTGATTCTTTGCACCAAAGTTGCGGAAGTAGACAATCTTATTTCCAATGATCTGAACATATCCATCCTTTAGTCTTCTAACTCGCATTGTTGTCGCTGGGATATGCCCAACATAACCAATCTCTCCACGAGTTGTTCTACCAATTTCAAGATAACCATTTCCAGTTGACTGTAGGTCTGTGTAAACCTTTTCCATTGTGGCTGTAAATGAGTCATCGTCATTAAGTGACTCTAGCCAGTCTCTTGCTTCAATCTTTGTTCTTTCAATTCTTTTTCTTGCTTTCTGTGTTGCACTGTTATCTTCTGAAGACTCAAGTCTCATCATTGTTCTTTGAGAAACCTTAAACTCATAACCTAGTCCAACAATGTTTTCTACCTTGGCATCAATTGCTGCGTGGTTTGCAAATGAAGTGTCATAGTAGTTTGCTAATTCATAAAGGTTCCATGGTGGAGTAATAACATCAAACATTCCATAGCCATTTACATATACTAACCCTGGGTTTATCTCTTTTGACTGTGCTCCATCAATACCGCTTTTTCCAGCAAGTGCTGCAGTCGTATATTGTGTTGTTGGCTCAACCATCTTGGTTGCAGATCTGCTAATGCGTCTTTTAAAGTTTGCTTCTAGTCCATCAAGAGATTTTAATGTTTCCCAGTTACCATTGAATGGATCTGACTTTGAGAATGTGTCATCCTTCTTTATTGCATCATCAATTCTTGCGTGGATTTCATAATCGTTGTCTTCCATGATTACTCCTCATCCCCATATTTAGCAATAGTGTCCTTGGCTGCTTGTACTGCTCCAAGGTCATTTAGAGAAGGTATAAGTCCAGCATTTAGTCTGTCAACTTGTTCAGAATATTCTTCTTCAGAAACTCTTGTTAGTCCTGGAACAAACACACAGGTGCCGTCTCCTGGGTCTCCGTAATACATTGCAGTCTTTTTTAGTTCTGCCATTCTAGAGATATCATTTTTGTCTGAAGGGATATTAAGGACTGAGCCATTTCCATCAGTAAACCACTTGCCATTTGCCTTCTTGTATACATAAAGACCCCAGTCATAGTTCTTTTCAATGACTTGTCGTCTAACATTTTTTACAATTGGCTCACCAGTTTTTGGGTTTATTAAAGAATCCATAACCATAAGTATACCATATCATACTGGATCGACAACGTATTTGACCCAGTTAATATCCGTATACACAGAATATCCGTAATCCTTTAACGTTACAGGGGTATCATCTCCAACAATTAACTTATTGGTTCCCGTATAACTCTTGTAAACCTCTGCTGGATTAACTCCATAAAAACTCTTTTCTGCTAAAACAAGAACATTCTGCCAGTTAAATGAAGGAGAATCCCAAAATTCCCAGTCTAGGACAGAGCCAGACAAAACCTTAACTCTAAACCATGGTCTGTCTGAGACGTTCTGAACCTCTTGTAGGTTTGTTGACTGGTAGTA